GTATAATAATACACATATAGAGTATAGGCGCCCAAGCCCATGGCCACGCCCAGCGCCGAGAGGGTAGTCGGATCCCTACCTATCCAATATTTTGAAAATGAGACAGCGTGAACCCAACGTAATTCGCGGCCGATGGTGGGGTAGGCATTACCTACAGCATGTATTCCTCGTACCAACTGGACAAGCGCAAAGCCCGCATGTAGACTGGCCGCACATCCCTACAGGACTACAAAAGTGGACATACGCATCTTAAAAGCCGTTTTCCGGTACAACCCCCGTACGGGCCGCCTTTACCGCGGGCGAGAACTGGTCAAGGGCACGCCCAAATACCCAGGTGGGCCCTTACTGGTTTACTTCGAAGGCCGGAACGTCTCCTACGCGCGGGCTTGCTTCGCGATCCACCACGGCTACCTTCCGGCCAAGGTTCGCCATTTCGGGAAAAGCTCCGATAATCGCGCCGAAAACCTCTACGACCCTGCCAAGCTGCCCGAGAAAAGCGATCGGCAAGCGCATGAAGGCGTTTACCGTGGCGTTTCCGTGGTCCGTGATCAGCGCACCGCCCGGCACCGCGGGTACCAGGGCAGCGTCTACATCGACGGTCGCCGGCACCGCACAGCTGTCGTCGAAACGCCCGAGGAAGCGCGAGACCTTCGCGCCGCGCTCAAGGAATGGTTAGAATGGGTCGAATCTCAAAAAGGAACCGCACAATGACTCCCGATCAACTAGCACTGTTCGAGCAATTGACGCCGCTACAGCGCCGCGTTTGCACGGCCCTGCTGGTGCCGGGTACGACTCAGCGCGATGCGTACAAAAAGGCGGGCGGGAAAGCAAAGAGCGAAGCATCGATCGATGCGACCGTTTCCGGCATCCTCAGCGAGCCTAAGGTAAAGCAGTTCCTGGAGGCGATGGCACAGGCCGCCGTGACGTCCGCGGTCATGAGCCGTGCCGAGGCATTGGAAATGCTCTCGCGCATCGCCAGGACACCCCTGAGCGCCCTGGTGGACTTCGAGAAGGTTCCGGTCAAAGTGGACGAGGCGACCGGCGAGGTCCTAGCCACCCAAACCGTATGGAACATTCGCGATTCGGCGCAGCAGGACCCGGCCGCCCTGGCCCTGATTTCAGAACTTGAAGTCGGCAAGCACGGGCCGAAAATCAAAACGCACTCACAGCTCCAAGCGTTGCAGCAGCTCGCCAAGATTCAAGGCTGGGAAGCGCCGACGAAGGTCGCGCAGACTGACAGCGCGGGCAATGACGTAGACCCTGCGAGCGCCGGACTGGCCGTTCTCGACGCACTGGCGCGCAAGCATGCCCTTGACCGCTGACGAAATCGCAACGTACCGCACGGACCTACTGGCGTACGCTCAGCACATGTTCCGTGCGCGCAAGGGCGCCGAGCTGAAATTCAATGCCCACCAGGTGACGATCTGCAATGCCCTGGAGCGGGTAGTACTGGGCCGTACGAAACGGCTGATCATCAACGTACCGCCGCGCTCAGGCAAAACTGAACTGGCCGTGATCAATTTCATGGCCTGGTGTATGGGCAACTGGCCGGACTGCGAGTTTATCCACGCCTCATACGCCAAGCGCCTGGCTACCACGAACACCTGGGCGACCCGGGCGTTGGTTGAGCACGAAGCCCACGCCGAGATATTCGGCGCACCCGACTTGCGCAGCGACTCGAACGCCAAGGACGAATGGCGCACGGGCACCGGCGGGATTGTCTATGCGACCGGCGCTGACGGCACGATCACCGGCTACGGTGCGGGCAAGATGCGAGAGACGTTCGGCGGGGCCATCATCATCGACGACCCGCACAAGGCGTCCGAGGCCACCAGCGATACGATGCGGCAGAACGTGATCGACTGGTTCAGCACGACGATGGAAAGCCGGAAGAACAGCAACGACACGCCGATCATTGTCATCATGCAGCGTCTGCACGAGGCGGACCTGTCGGGCTGGCTGCTGGATGGCGGAAACGGCGAAGACTGGGAGCACGTTTGCATCCCGGCCATTACCGACGCTGGCGAGTCGTTCTGGCCCGAACAGTTCGAGCTGGCCAACCTGCAGCGGATGGAAAAGGCCAGCCCGTACGTCTTCGCCGGTCAGTACCGCCAGCGCCCCGCGCCCATCGGCGGCGGCTTGCTCAAGGACGATTGGTGGTCGTACTACGACGAGGCCCCGCCATTCACGCACCGGCTCATGTTCGCGGACACGGCGCAGAAGACCGGCCAGGAGAACGACTACTCGGTGTTCCAGTGCTGGGGGTACACGCACGACGAAAAGGCCTACCTACTCGACCAGTTGCGCGGCAAGTGGGAAGCGCCGCAGCTGCTCACCCAGGCCCTGGCTTTCTGGAACAAGCACAAGGCCCGTTGGCCGGACGGCTCAGTGCTGCGAGCGTTCAAGGTTGAGGACAAATCGAGCGGGACGGGCCTGATCCAGACGATGAAAGCCCGACCGCACCAGGTGCCGGTGGTCGCCATCCAGCGCGAGAAAGACAAGGTGACCCGAGCGTACGACGTGGCTCCGATCATCGAGACGGGCCGTGTGTTCCTCCCCGCTAACGCGCCGTTTCTGTCCGAGCTGCTGGCCGAAACGACGGTATTCCCGAACGGCAAGCACGACGACCAGGTCGACCCGCTGCTAGATGCGGTAGACGAACTGGTGCCCGAGAGCAAACCGCAGTCCCGAGTATTCATGCGAAAACGCGGTTGACAGTCGGTACAGCTAACCGTATTCTGCGCTCACACCAAACGAAACGGAGTTACCGAAATGCACACGATCTACACCGCCGGCCCGTGGCGGCCGGGCTGCTCGGACAATCTGAACTGGGAGGTCAACGGGCCGGACGGCGGCATTTACGACGTGTGGTCAGGTCTTGTGCCCGACAACGGTAAGGCAAACGCCCGCCTGATCGCCCAAGCGCCCACCATGCTGCAAGACCTGACCGACGCCGCAGCCCAGTTGCGCAAGCTCGGCGGCGAAGTGAACGCAGCCCTGGCCGCACGGTTCGAGGCGACGATCGCTGCGGCGGTAGGGGGTGTGAAATGAGCGCGCATACGCCAGGACCATGGCTGTATCGGGGCAAATCCAGTTCGGTGCACGAGGCATGCGACACTCACCCCTACGGCCGCCAGATATTCCAATTTCACGAAGGCTTTAACGACGCGGACTTGCCCAGTGAGGCCGATCTTTCGGTCATCCTGGCCGCCCCACAACTGCTTATGGCCTTGGAAGATGCGATCGCCGTGCTGCAACCCTTGGCGGAACAGTTGCCGTCCGTCAAATCGCGCTGCGAAGGGTATGCCCGAATCGTACGGCTAGCGCGTGAGGGCTAGCCGATGGCCCTCACCTGGTTCACCCTAAACTATCTGATCCGCCCGGCGCTTCGTGTGAAGCGTTGGCCGGTGGGAGAACGAACTGCATGACCGAGCACATCCTTAAAATCCATCAAAGGCCGCTCGACGACTTACTGTCAGGGGCTAAAACCGCAGAGGTCCGAGACTGTTCGGACCGCGACTTCCAGGTCGGCGACACTGTCCGCCTGCGGGAACTGAGCAGCAGTGGCTACACTGGCCGCTGCATAGTCCGCACGATTACCCACATACAGGTAGGCTACGGCCTCCCGGAGGGTCTCTGTGTGCTGTCGTATGCGCCTGTCGTGTCCGAGGTCAGCTAATGGCTCTCTTCAACGTAACGCACCAACCGTCGGGCCGTACGCTGCACATCCGGGCCGCCTGCCGGACCTGCGCCCGCCGTATCGCCGTCGAGCACATCGCACCGACCGGGCCCACTGCGGCCTGGCGCGATCCCGAGCAAACACGGGTTGATTTCGTCGGTTCCGGGAACGGGCCGTCGGGCGTGTTGACAGACTCCGAAGCGTGACGCATACTGCGCCCACTTACCAACGAACGGAGTGGACCACATGTTCTCCTACACCGACGACGCTATCGTCACCAGCAGCCCGACCGGGCGCCACCTCAGAACCGTAATTCGCCGTCCTGCTGCCATCGGCCCGCTCGACTGGAACGAGCACGCCGACCAGGTGTGCAAGGTGCTGAATGAATTGGACCGCGCGAGTAAGTGCAAAGAAATGCGCCTTGCGCTCAGCTATGCCGAGGGCCCAGCGGGGCTACAAGCGTACGGACGGGTGAAACGGATCGACACGCCCTATGAAGAGTTTTGCCGTAGCGAAGGGCTCGACCCGGGTGAACTTCGAAGCACCGTGGTGACTGCT